TAAGCGCCGCCGCACGCGTCTGCGCGGTGTGCGCCGATCGATCGACGGTGATATGGCAGATGCGCTGCATGATGGCCTCGCTGGCCTCCACCTTGGCGTTCTGAGAAATCACCACCGTGGCCCGGAAAGGCGGTTCGCGCGTTTCGTTGCCCGAGTTCTTGACGCCCATGGCGCGCACGCTGCGGCCGTTGTAGGCGGTCTTGAGTTCGTCCCAGTCGAAGCGCTTCTTGGCGTCGTCATCGCGGTCGCTCTCGATCAGCACCACCGGCAGATTGGACACTTGGGCGAAATTACGCGCCCGCGCGGCGGCCGTGGCCTTGGATGGATCGAAGCCCTCGTAGTCGCGGCGCCCGAACAGTTTCCACATGAACTCGATCAAGGTGGACTTGCCGGCGCCGGCCTCGCCCACCAGCTCCAGGAAGGGGTAGCTCTTCTGCACCTGGCGGATCTGCTCGGCAAACAGGCTGCCAAACCAGAACGTGAGCGCCACCAGCCCTTTGGCGCCGAAGCACTGCCATACCAGGTCGAGCCATTCCGTGCGGTACTCCCGCCGATCACGGTTGAGGGTGAGCTGCGGCGACTGACTCAGGGTTTTGAGGTTGAGCTTGCCCAGCTCGAAATAATCCTCGTCGTTGAGCGTGTGTATCACGCCATCCTTGATGGCGAGATCGCCCATCACATAGACACCGTGCTCCTTGCTGTAGCCGATGTAGTCGATGGTCTCGACCGTTTTGATGTTGAACAGCTGCCGCTGGATGATGCGGTCGAGCTGCTGGCTGGTCCCCGTGAACACCGCGCCTGGCGCGATGCTCAACAGGCGCTTCTTGAATTCGCTCGCGCTGGCCAGGCTGCTGCCGGCGAAGGTGTTCTTCACCGATCCGCCGCCGTGCGGGAAGCTGACGCGGTAGTAGTACCAGGACTCGTCGGTGACGGTATTGGCCTGGTAATACAGCGGCTGCGGATTGCAGTTGGCGATCTCTACGTTTTCGCACGCTTCCACCAGCGCCTGATCGCGGCGTTCCCGCTCATCCTGGTCGGGGTCTTTTTCCTCCAACTGCTGCATCGCCTTATCGAGCGCTTTGATGTCCAGGTCGAACCAGTACAGGCGGTCACCAAAGTCATAGAAGAACGTCGCCATGCCGGTGCGGCGGAAGATCAGCCGCGCCTTGTCGGCATGATTGCGGGCGATCAGGAGCGAGCCCTGATACAGATATTCGTCGATGTCGCCGGGCGTGAGCTTGTCGGCTAAGTGCAGGTCGTTCCAGTCCTGCTTGGCCTTGGCGGTTTGCGGGATGGTGGCGGCCTCGCACTTCCAGCCGTCCTTGCGCGCGCGCTTGACCCACCGCTGCGTGTAGTCGCGCCCGGCAGCGTCGCCATCCAATGCCCACACCAACGTGGGGTACTTGGTGCCGTGGGTGGCACGGAGCCGTGCCAGAAATTTGTCGGGATAGTTGTTGCAGCTCATCGCCGACACCGCGTCGATACCGTGATGGCCCAGGGCCACCGCATCGAAGATGCCCTCCACGATCCACAGCACATCGACGGTGGCCAGCTTTTCCGGAGTGAGCGTTGGCGGCACCCATGCCTCACCCGCATAGCTCTTGCCTGGCGCGAACCGCGCCTTCATTTTGCCGAAGCGGTGCGCGCGATCGATCAAGCGTTCCCAGTAGCCGCCGCCCGGCAGGGCAAAACGCACCGTGGCTGAGGTCGCGCCGCTGTCCGAGTCCTTGAACCATTCCTGCGTGTACGTGCCTTGCACGCGAGCCAAATTGAAGCCGCGCGAATTTTTCAGATACGCATCCGCGGCCGCATGTGGATCGGTATCGGTCTTCTTGTAACGCTCGGACCAGTCTTCGAACAGGTCGGGAAACAGGTCCTTCACTGAGGCTTCGTAGCCGCAGTTTTTCAGACGGCCGCAGCGAATCACCCAGGGTGCGCCGACATTGGCGTACAACTCCGGCTTACCGCAGTCCGGGCATTTGCCGCCGCGCAGATAGTCGTTCTTGGTCTTGAAGCCAAATTGGTGGACCAGCTCGCGGGTGACGTCGGCGAGCAGTTCCGTGCTCATGGCATAACGCGGCGCGGTCATGCGGCGTCATCCTTTGAAGCAGGGGGCATGGAGGGATCGGCTTCACACCACAGCGTCGCATGCGGGCCGCAGGCGGCGCCCATACGGCGCATCACATCGCAGCTGGTGCCCAGGTAGGTTCGGCCCTCCACCTCGCGTTCGTGCCAATGGTCATCGTCATCAGCGGCCGCGGGCGGCGCGCAGTCCGGCGGCAAGATGCAAAGGTGGAATTGACCGCCCAACTCAGCGGGCGACGAGTGGAACACGCAATCAAGGCATGTCTTTGTGCGCGTTTTCGTGTTCATCGGGCAAGCCGTGTCCGTGCCGGCCGCGAGGGCAGCCAGAGAGAGAAAAAAGGGAAGGGGGACTTAGGTTTCTGCGGCTAGATCAGCCGGCACGCCGCCCGCATTGCTGCGTGGCGTGTACGGTGTTGCGAGGGCATTCGCTTTGCGTTTTGGCCATTTGCAGCACGTCGCTGGCGGTAAGCGCAAACGCATGACCTGTGGAGGGATCGACCACGCGGATCACGTAGGACGTGCTGTGGCTGATGTCGAAGTACGCGGGAATATGTTTGGCTTGAAGGTCGGCCAGGGCGTGCATGGTGTAGTGCTCGGCCGCGTTTTCGGCGATGCCAGCCGTGGCCATCAGGTGAGCGCAGCAGCGCTTGATGAGCTGGTCGCTGTCCAGGTGCTCAGCCTGGTGCGCGACGATGAAGCGCGTCGCGCTATGAATCAGCATGGCCGCGTGGGTGAGGTCGTGGGGACGAGAAGAAACGAGAGACATGGAAACCCCTGCGGTCAGTTGAGCACCATCGGTGCGTAGTGGGAACCTGGCGAGCCGGAGGGTGGCGCCGCAGGCGGTTTACTCGCCGTCTGCTGGAGGGCCGGCGGTATGACGATGTCGTTCGCGCGGCGCTCCACGATAGGTAGCGATACCTGCGCGTTGGGAATCAGGCTGGGCACCAGTGTTCGGACGATGCCCAGTTGCGCTACGCAGCGATGGCAGCACTCGACATTCATGCAGTCGAAATAAACCTCTCGCACCAAGGGGCTCAACTGTCGTGAGGTGATCGTTCGCATGCGCGATTGGCAATGCGGGCAGGCGATTGCGTTGCGGGGAGCTGTCATGTCCGTTTAGTCCTCGTACACCGCGGCTACGGTTACCTAGCCTCAAGGCCGCATGGGGCGGTCCTGCGTTGATGACGATAGGCGAGCCCTTCGAGGTACACCTCAAGGACATAGGCCGCGTCGGTCTTGTTCTCGGCCGCATCCAGCACCTTGCACTGTGCTAGGTGTTCCGGGTCGAGGCCGATCGGAACGCGCTTTCGTTTCGTTCTGCTACGGGGCGCATAAATGCGCCGGCGACCCTCAGGAGAGTTCTTCATGGCGATGGGGTAGGATGCCTAGCTGTTACACAAAACGACGATAGTACACATTTTGTGGTAACGCAATAACTTGCGCCAGGGAAATTACACAGTGCGTGGTAAGCAACCCCAACTGGACGTCGACGCGATCATCCTGCGCATGCGCCAAGTGTTCGGCGTGGCGTACGAAACAGAGCTGGCCGCCGCCCTCGGGTTATCGAAAGCGGCCCCTAGCAATTGGCGTCAGCGTAACAGTCCGCCGTACGAGATTTGCGTGGAAATCGCGCTCAAAAACGGTGTCTCGCTCGACTGGCTGATTTTTGGAGTCGGCAATATGCATCTGGGAGGGCGGGCGGAAGCACCGCAAGACCTGGAGCATGCGGAAAGCCCGCCTGCGCATAGTCCGGCTGCTGAGCGCGTATCGCAATTTGTGTACTTGTGGGATGTCAACCGTACACAAGATGAGATGATCTGGCTGGAGCAGCAGTTCAAGCGGGCTGTGCCGGAATATGGGGAATGGTTGGCGAACGGGGCAATCAGCAGCTAATCCTTAGATCGTCATTGAGCGTCACTCGTGTTGTGATGTGCATAGAAGCTCGGTTCTCTTTTGCGCTATTTGTAAGAGACGAAATAACTTATGTAGGATAAGTCCTACATAACGCGACGAACGTGCCTTACAGGTGACAGCACTGTCCTGTCACGAAGTCATCACGAATTGCAGCGCAACCTACCCGCTGTGAAGCCGTCGTTTACGTAAGTGGCGTTACGGCCATACGTGCGCGGCAAATCAATCCAAAGCAGGGGACATCCGATAAAGGCAATCCGGCGCTTTCAGTCGCGTGGTGTTGTGCGCGTGCGTTGGAGTGAGATGTTGTCGATTAAAGAGGCTTGTTACGCGGTGAGGGACTGCGCTGGTTCTAGCACAGATCCATCGACTTACACGACACGTCTCTGGAGTGCTTTTTAGCGAATCGCAAACGTAGTCGAGCGGGTTAATGCAGCCCATGGAGCGAGCTATGAATGGTTTTGTTTGGAAGCAGGCAGGTAATTCTGATAACTATCGCCCACGCAACTATGGTTTTTTAATCGCACGCCTGCTTGCAGTTCTAGCCGTTGGCTTGTGCGCTCAATCTGCATTCGCAGACGGAGTGCCTCTTCGACCCGGGGACGTTCTTGTCACTACGACGTCGGGATACGGCTATAACTGGTACCACTACATCAAGCATTTCAGCCCCAACGGAGTGCTGCTAGATACATACAATTTTGGGTATAACAACGCATGGTGGGAGGTCATAGGTTTCGATGCTTCCGATACCCTCTACGTTCCTAGCCAACCTTCTACCGCCGCCTACGTGAGCACTATCAGTAGCGGCGGTATTGTCGGTACGTTCGGTAGCGGATACGACCTGCCAACGTCGGAAGTGTTCGACAGCAATGGCTATGTGTACATCAGCCAGAACGGTATTGCGACCCATAGCCCGGGTGCCATCCTTAAATTTGATGGCAATGGAAATCAGGTTGCGTCCTATTCGATACCCAATGACCCCTACTCGGGCGACGCGATTGATGCAATGGCGTTAGCGGATGATCAGTGCACCGTACGCTATGTCACTCTGGGTCAAGCCATTCATCAATTCAATATCTGCACCAACACGCAATTGGGGGATCTGGTGGGAAGTATTCCAGATCCTAATTACTCCTCTGGAACGAATGAGGAGCTGAGTGAAATAAGACAGCTTCCCAATGGAAATTTGCTCGTAGGAAGCTACGACTTCGCCTATTTGCTGGATAGGACTGGAGCGATCATTCACCAGTACGAAATATCGGGTGCATCGCTCGAATCTGTTTATCCCGATCCTGACAAACACACGTTTTGGGCACTTGATTGGGGCAATGGCGCTATCTATCGCATCAATATGCAAACGGGTTCGATTGTTACAACAATTAATCAGGGCGGTAATTCTATAGGCGTCGTCCCCGGCAATCCCGATGGGAAAGAGCTTGGGAAGTCATGCAATTGCATCGGCGATCCCATCAATTCAGCGACCGGGAACGAATACAAAGATGACGAAGATATCTCGCTCGGCGCTTTAAGCTTCCATCGCTATTACAACAGCCAAACATCAGTTGCACCGGCACACATGGGCGCAAATTGGCGCCACTCCTTCGATCGAAGCATTGAGTACCTCGTAAGTAATGGTCTAACTACCGCAACGGCGTTTCGGCCAGATGGACGAGAGCTCAACTTCACCTTGACTTCCGGCCAATGGGTCTCCGATCCCGATGTGGCTGATCGTCTTACCCCACAAACCGACTCGTCCGGTGCAATCATCGGATGGACCTATTTCGATTCCAAAACGCGCTACCAGGAAAGCTACGACCAGATTGGAAACCTACTCTCGATCACGGACGTAGATGGCCTCGTCACGACGCTAACGTATAGCACCAGTTCCACCCCTGCCAGCGTGGCACCTGCAGCAGGTTTGTTACTCACTGTGACCGATCCTCGAGGTCGGGCGCTGAATTTCACCTACAACAGTAATGCAACAGTGGCCTCCATCTCGGAACCCGATGGAGGTTCGGTGACCTATGGTTACGACGGAAACAAGAATTTGACTTCTGTCACGTATCCAGACAAGTCATCGCGCCAGTACGTGTACAACGAAAGCAGCCTGACTGGCGGTGCCAATCTACCTGCTGCATTGACGGGCGACATTGACGAAACCAGCACCCGCTTCACCAGTGTCAGCTACAACACTCAAGGCAAGGCCACGATGTCGATGTTGGCCTCCAACATCGCTGAGACTCAGGTCGCGTACAACGCGGATGGCACGAGCACTGTGACTTATCCGACCGGTTCGCAATCGACGTTGACGTTCAACCAACAATTCGGCTCCTTCCAGCGCACCACGGCTAGCGCGCCATGTGGTGTGCAGTGCGATCAGTCTTATGCGTCGAGCACGTACGACACCAACGGTTACCTCGCTTCGGCCACGGACTTCAATGGCAATGTAGCCAAGACGACCTACGATGCCAATGGTCTTCTAGACCAACAGATCGAGGCCTTTGGAAGTTCCAATCAACGCACCACAAATTTGACCTGGAACACCACATTGCGCGTCCCCCTCACGCGGGCCGTTTTGGATGCATCAGGTAACACGACCAGCAGCACGCAGTGGGTTTACAACGGCATTGGCCAAACGCTAGCCCGTTGCGATATCGACCCCAGCAACAGCGCAGCTTCTGGATATACCTGCAGTGCTACTGGCGCTGTGCCCGCTGGGGTGCGTCGTACCACGTATACATATTGCACAGCCGTCGATACTACACAGTGCCCGCTGGTGGGGTTGATGCTGACAGCGACGGGATCACGGACCGATATCACCCAGACCACAATCTACAGCTACTACATGACAAGTAGCGCGACGAACTGTGGTACGCCTGGAGCGGCCTGCTATCAGGCGGGCGACCTCCACACCATCACCGACCCGGCAGGTCATGTAATCACCGTTGTCTCTTATGATGCTGACGGCCGCATTACGCGCACAACCGATGCTAATGGCGTTAATACGGATATGAGCTATACCCCGCGCGGCTGGCTGGCCTCGCGCAACGTAGGTGGTGCAATGACCAGCTTCACCTACACGTCATATGGGGCCATTCAGACGATTACTGACCCAGATGGTATTGTCGCCACGTATGGTTATGACCAAGCACATCGCTTGGTGAAAATTACCGATGCCATGGGTAATTATGTGCAATACACGCTGGATGCAGCGGGTAACAAAACCGCGGAGCAGACTTATGACGCCAATGGCAATCTTCATAAGAGCCTAACTCGCAACTTCAATATGCTGGGCCAGCTCACTAAGACCATTGATGGCCTCAGCAAAACGGTGTTCGACGCCAGCGCTAACGGGAGCTACGACGCTAACGGGAATCTTGTGCAAAGCGCAGATGGTATGGGTATCCAGCGTCATCAGAGCTATGACGCGCTCAATCGCTTAGCGCAGACGCTGGATAACTATAACGGCACCGATACGGCAACTCAGAACACAAAAACGGTCTATCAATACGACAGCCTTGATCGCCTTGTCCAAGTCACCGATCCCAGCAACCTTAATACGACTTATAGCTACAACGGGCTCAACGATGCGACAGGTAAAATCAGCCCCGATACCGGCAGTACCAGCCGTACCTTTGATGCTGCCGGTAACGTGCTGACGAGCACTGATGCTAAGGGCGTCACTGTTATCAATAGTTACGATATCCTGAACCGCCTTAGAAGCACGAGCTATCCCGATAGCAGTCAAAACATCACCTACAACTATGACGAACCGAATAGCACGACCAACTGTAGCAGCAGCTACCCGATAGGCAGGCTTACCCGGATCATCGAAAACAGTGTAACTACCATTTACTGTTACGACGCCCGTGGCAACGTCATCGAGAAGCAGCAGATCCTCAATGGCACGACGGACACAACCGGTTATTCAATTAGTGCAGCCGGGCGGCTAAGCAGCGTTGTGTATCCCAGTGGAACGCAAGTCACCTACACGAGAGACGGTGATGGACGCATTCAATCTGTAAGCGTGACCCCCTCTGGTGGCACGGCCGCCACTACCGTTGTGAGCAATGTCACCTATCAACCCTTTGGTCCCATTAGTGGTTACATGCTGGGCAATGGCCAAGCTATCACGCGTGTCTATGACGCCAATTACCGGTTGACTGACCTCACCAGCGCGGCATTCAATTTGCATCTCGCTCGCGACGTCATGGGCTACATTACTGCGATCGGCAACTCAAGTGGAGCCAATCCCGCCACTGAGACGTATAGCTACGATCCGCTGTATCGCTTGACGACGGTGGCCGAAGCTGATGGTTCCGTTCTCGAAAGCGTCAGTTACAACCAGACGGGCGATCGTTTAACCAAGGTAGCGTCGGGCTTGGATACTGGCTCTTACGCCTATGCAGTGGGAACCCATCAATTAACGATGATCGGCAACCAAGCGCGGACCGTGGATGCCGACGGGAATACGACAGCCATAGCCCAAGCAAGTGGTACCTATGGCTTCGGCTACAGTAATCGCAATGTATTGACCGTGGCCCAACTCGCTGGGAGTACTGTTGGCACGTATACCTATAACGCGTTGCGTCAGCGAATTAGCAAGACAGGAAGCAGCGCAGTGCAGTACGACTATGATGAAGCGCAGCATCTGGTGGGTGAGCATGGTGCTTATACGCGTGACTATGTATGGATGGATGACGTTCCCGTGGCGGTGGTTGATGTGGGCGTGAGCTCCAGCAGTCCAGCGCCAACCTGCTTCTCCTGCATTCCATACAACGGAGGCCCCATTGGCGGCATTGGGAGTGGAGGAGGCTCATCCAATTCAGGGGCGACAACAGCGATCAACTATGTTTATGCTGATGGGCTAGGTACGCCGCGAGCTGTTGCTAATAGCGCGGGGACTGTGATCTGGCAGTGGGCGTATCAAGGCGACCCCTGGGGTGAAATGGCACCCACTTCAACAGGTAGCTACGCGCTCAACTTACGGTTTGCTGGTCAATACTATGATCAAGAAACGGGCTTAATCTATAACGTCAATCGTTACTACGAATCGCCCGCCGGGCGCTACATTCAAAGCGATCCTATGGGTTTGCTGGCAGGCATCAATACGTATAATTATGTTGATGGCTCACCCTTAAACTCTTTCGATCTATTTGGCCTGGCGGTTGATCTCAATTTGTTTAAGCCTGGAACGCCGGAGTGGAAAGATGCCGAAAACTATCCATCTGATCCGTACGCTTTTACCGTCGCAGGCCACGGCGATCCGCTATCTATTTTGGACCAAAGGGATGGCGGCGCTCATCCGCTGAATGCTAACCAGCTTGCTAAGCTCATTCGCAGCAAGAACTACAAGCCTGGTGAGGCAGTGGCGTTGTTATCTTGTAATACGGGGACTAAGCCAGGAGGGAGATATGGCAACAAGCCTGCATTCGCTCAATATCTAGCGGATCAATTGAATGCGCCTGTTGTAGCGCCAGATAATTTCGGATGGTTCAGAAGTTACACAGATGGAACCGTGGACTATTACGTGGCTGCGCCGTCTGATCCGAACATAACCTGGCAGAGTCCGAATCTACCAACGAACTACAGCGATACTGATTACACAAGCGACTTTGTTACGTTTTATCCGAGGTGATGGACATGAGGAGATCAAATCTGATTGTCGTGGCAGCTCTTCTTGCATTATCAGCTTCCAGCGCATTTGCGCAAAAACAACTTCTTAGCGTGCATGGAGGAAATCAGGAGTTTGCGCTCAATAAAGTGCAAATCGCTGCCCTCGAAGGGCAGGCTTTAGATGGATCCGGAGATGCGGCAGCCAAGCTGGCAAAGTATTACTCCATGGTTGCTCTTCAATACGATGAGGCAATATTTTGGTATCAAATTGGTGCGGAAAATGGGAGCATTGAAGCGATGTATGGCTTCTGGTCGATGGGGCATGCTGGCAATGACCCCAAAGAACGAAGACGCGGTCTTTTCTGGCTAAGGAAGGCCGCATCTCTTGGGGATAAAGCCTCTGTGGAAGCTCTTAAGGATCTAGATAATCAATAGCCCTAATTGTCTCCCTCAGCCTCGGCGGAATGGTCGCTCGCGGCGGTGCGATTCTCCAATTCTAGTGATGTGAGGTAACCACCGTTACCGTCCAGCTTGTGTGTAGCCTTGGATACAATCCAGTCGTGGGATGTGATCGTGTCAGGCCAACCCACTAGCTTCACCGGCATCTCTGGGAAAATATCTGGCTGGCCGATGGCCAGGTCCAGCGTGAACGTAGCTGCGCCTCGCTTCACGCGAGCCAGTTCGGCTTCGGCGGCGCGCTTGGCGTCGGCTTCGGTGGGGAAGTCGCCGCGCAGGATCTTTACGTGTCCGTTCTTGCCGGCGAGTGCCAGATGTCCTCGCGCACCATGTATGTCATACCAGCGCGCTTGCACTCCTGTATAGGCGCTACGATCGATTTCCTGAAAATGATGGCGATCGCCGTTGCTTCGCCGCAGGGTGACGGTCGGTAGCGCCGCTCCGCTGGTTGTCTTCGCCTCACCGATGGGTGCAAACACCAGGTAGCCTTTCTTCACCGTCGTTGCTGCGTCCCAGTGTTTTCCTAGGCGACGCAACAACGCCATATCGCTTTCGGTTTGATCGAGCTGCGAGACGGGCGCACTCGCGAGCGTGTCGGATACGCGCGGCGTGAGGCCATGTTCGCCCGCGATGACGCTGACGATGTGGCCCACGGTGGTATCGCTCCAACTGCGTTCCTTGCGCGTGGCCAAGGGGCCTGCCATGCGTGCGCTGCGCGCCCGCACCGCGATGGTATCGGGCGCACCGCGGTGCTCGACTTCATCCACCACGTAAGAGCCCTGCAAGCACATGCCCTCGGTGTCGAAACCCAGCGACACCTCGATGTTCACACCCTTGCGCGGCATCGCGATGCGCCCCGCGGTATCTTCAAATTCCAGCTCTAACTGGTCGGCATGATCCTCGCGGCAGGCCACCAGCGTCATGCTGCTCAAGTGCGATTCCAGGCGGCGCGTAATGTCGGTGCCGCCCACCACCACTTTGAAGACCGGCCGAACAATGGCCGTACGCGGTTCGCTGACCATCAGGGTCCACCTGTGCTGCTGGCCGGCTCGTCGGCCGGCAGGTTGTCGGAGCGACACAGCGTCAGCGCAAAGTCCACGCGCCGCGGCGTGCCATCCGGAAAAAGGTAGCGCTGCGTCGTCTCCAGGCTCTGAATGAAATACACCCCGTACACGTAGCCCGCGCCATCGACCAGCACGTACGCCTGGCCGCCACGCCCCATGCCCTCCAACTGCGTGATGGATGCCAGCGTGCCGGTGATGCCGGGCGCGACGGTGCCGGTTAACGTAATGATTTCCTCGCCGGGTCCGAGATACTGGTAGTTGTCGCGCTCGCCCACGCGCACAGCCGCGCCGTGCTTGAACTGCATCTGCCGGCGCAGTTCGTCATAGGCGGCGGTCTGCATGCCGAACGCAAACGGCCCGAAGGCCATCAAGGTAAACCCAAGCATCTCAGCCCTCGTCCGCATAACGGGAATTCGCGCGCGCCCGTTGCGCCCGCGCGTGATCGTTGAGCGCATCCTGCACCGCGCGTTTCACCTGCGAGGGTTCGGCACCGCGTGCATCGATATGCACTTGATATGAGTTGCCGGTCGCGACGCGCGCTCCCATCGGACCGGCCCCGCTGATCGCACCCTGGCCGGTGCCGGACGCTTGTTGGCCTGCCATCGGTGTGCGCCCGATCGTGTCCGCCACCTGGCGTGCCCGTTCGCGATCGTCCGGCATGATCCATTCAATCGGTACGCCGCCGGCTGTGGCGGGGGTGTTGCCGAAGCTGCGAATGCGCGCGATCAGATCGCGCACGCCCTGCAGCTTGTCCGAGATCCAGTCCAGCGTTTTGCGTGCGGCGTTTTCGATCGTTTGCCACATATCGACAAACCACGCTTTGACCGGCTCCCATTGCGTCACCGCCCAGCCGGCGGCGGTGCCGATGGCCTCGCCGAACCACACGAAGGCGCGTACGGCTATGGTGATGGCATCGACCACGCCGGCAATGGCGCCGCCCACCAGCGTGCCGAAGGCGATCCCGTTCTGGCGTGCCGCATCCAACTGCTCGTTGGTCGCTTGAAACGGCTGCCACAGTTGCGCCACCCATCGCCACACCGCCGCGAGCATCGATACCAGCGGCCCGAACACCGCTTGCAGGGCGGCGCCAAGGCGCTGAAAGGCCGGCCCCACCGTTTGCGCGATGCCCTGGCCAACGCCTTCGAACCACGCGCGGATCGGTCCCCAGTATTTGGTGACGACCAGGGCCGCGACGGTGATCAGCGCGATCAGCGCAAGCATCGGTGCACTCAAGCCCAGCACGGCCATCGCCGCCGCGCGTGCGCCGCTGATCAGCAGCGGAAACACGCGCGTGAGTCCCGCGCCGCCGCCGCCGCCAAGCGTGAGTCCGCCCATGCGCAGCAGAAAGCGCAGCAGTGCGAATTGGCCGACCAGACCACCTAAACCCACCATCAAGCCGCCGATCACCGTGCTCAGCACACCAAAGCTGCCGGCGACCAGCAGGATGCCCTTCGCCAGCATCGGGTGGCTTTGGTTCCAGCCGGTGAGGCTGCGCACGGCGTGGGTAAGCTTCTGCAGGCCGGCGACATACACCGGCAGTAGCTGCGTACCCAGCTCGCGGTAAAGATCGGATTTTCGGGCCAGCAGTTCCGCTTCCTGACCGGCGGCCGTTTGCTTGGCCTCATCGTAGAGCGCGTTGACGCCATAGGCTTTCGGTGCGGCCGCCAGGTGCTTGGCGATATTCGTGCGCTCCATGTAGAGCGATGCGAACAGATCGCCGCCCTTGCGGCCGGAGAACAGCGCATTGATCTTGCTGATGACTTGTTGGTCGCTGAGCTTGCCGTCAGGATTGATGTGCGGCACGACGCGCGTCATCAGGTACTCGAACGGGTTCGTGCGATACAGGTCGCCATCCTTGAGCGCATCGGGCAGCAGCTTGGTGACGTGGCCGGTCTTGCCGTATTTCACGGAGCCCGGCTTGATCAAGCCGAGCTGCACCAGTTCTTCGGCCGATTGCTGCGTGGTGCGCCCGGCCGCCCAGTTCTGGTACGCGGTGGCCAGGCCCGTGCCGGCGCGGTGGCCGCCCATTTCCTGCATGGTGTGCAGCATGCCGAAAAAGAACTGCGTGTCGTCGAGCTGTTTGGCCGCGATGCCGCCGGTCTTGATCATGTTGAGCAGGTCTTCGGGCTTCACCAGGCCGCCAGAGGCAACGTAGGCTTGCGTCGCGAAATCGAGCACCTGTTTAAGTCGTTCCGGATCTTTCGCAGCACCGCGCAGTTCCGCGACCTTCAAGAGGTCCATGAACATCGCCTCGGCGTTCGCGCCGTGGCCCTCGCCGTGGCCGCCGTTAGCCATCACGGTTTCGATGCCGAATTTCATGCGCGCCAAGTACGGCGCGACCTGTTCGGATTCGTGCATGTCGCGCAGCACGCTGTAGCTCTCTTTCAAGAGCTTCAGATTCTCCGTGGCACTGGTGCCCATGATGTCCATGCCGCGCGCGAAGGTCACCGCATCGTTCACGGTGGCATCGCCGATGCCCATGGCACGCAACTGCGCTACTTGCGTCTGGAAGGCCTTGGCCTCGCTCATCGCGGGGTTGAGCGCGCCGAGCACGTGCTGGCCGGTGACCATGGCCGCCGCGCCACCCGCCGCCAGATGCGTGCCCGTGGCCTGGCTGCGTGCGAGCGCCTGGCGCGCGGCGCCCATGCGTTGCTGTTGCTGGCTGAGCTGCTGCAAGCGCCGCTGCTGGGCTTCCATCTGCTGGGTGGACGCGGCTACCGCGTCGCGCAGTTGCCGCTCGTGCTGCGCGAGGTTGCGCGTCTGAATGCCGGCGGCGGATAACCCGTCGCGCATCTGCTGCAGGCGGCGCGTCTGCGTCACGTATTGGCGGCCGAGCAACTCGGCCTGGCGTTTGGCCGCCTCAAACTCGCGCCGCTGTGCGCGCGTCGGCGCCGTCGTTGCCGCGATGGCCTTGCCCAGTTCCGTGGCCCGCGTGCGTGCCGCATTCATCTGCGTGGCCAACTGCTGCGTGCCGGCCTTGAGCTCGCGAAAGCCTTTCAGGTCCGCTTGCGCCTTTTCCAATTCCTTCAGGCGCTGGCGTGTTTCGCGCAGCGCCTTGGAGGTGGTGGACGAGCTGCCGGCGATGGCGCGCAGCGGCGCGGTGGCCTTATCGATCGCGCTGAGCAGCACGCTTAATTTGAGATCCATCAGTCCTCCACGCCGTTGCGAAGGCGCGCCTGCTCGCGCCAGTCCATCAGTTCCGCCACGTCCATGTGATCCATCACCGGCGGCGCCCAGTGGAACACCACGGCGATGTCAGCCATCGCGTCCTCTACGCGGGCTGGAAGCCCTCGCGGCTCGCTCTCGTCAACAAAAAACCGGACACCTCCACACCGAACTGCGTCAGGTCCGCCGGATCGAGGTTTGCCACTTCCGCCTTGGTGAGGTTGGGCTGGGTGATGCGGGGCAGGACGATTTCCAAGGCGGCGACGTCCATGTGCAGCAGGTTCACCAACTGCGTGCCGCGCAGCTCGCCGGATTTCGGCTTGCGCACGATGACCTCGGCGATCGTGGTCGTGCCGCGTTGGATCGGTTCTTCCAGCGTGATGGTGGCGGTGGTCTTGCGGTCGGTCATGGGGTTTCCTTGGAAGAGAGAAGGGCCGCGCGTGCAGGGCGTGGCGAGGAAGAGAACGGATTACCAGTGGCCCATCGCGGCGCGCTGCGCGGCCAGAATGTCCACGCCGTCCACAATGAAGATGCTGTTGAGCACATCGATCTCGAACAGCACCACGCCGTCGACGGTTTCCTTGTAGTAGACGAGCGGCATGGTGAACTTGGTTTCGGACGATTCGCCGGTCTTGGCGTCGCCGCGGTCGATCTCGCTGTAGCGTCCGCGCCCGACGATTTCCACGGCCTGATAGAAGCCGGTGTCATCGGCCTGGTAGGCGCCGGCCCAGCGCAACTGCACCGCGCCCACCGACGTGGCGCCGAACTGGCGTAGCGCACTGCGCAGGTAGCCGCCGGCGGCGAACGACAATTCCAGCGCTTCGCCGCCCATGTCCACCTTCACGGAAGCATCCAGGCCACCGGGGCGGATCTCATCCATTTTGCGGGCGAGCTTGGGCAGCGTGAGGCTATTGACCTGGCCGATGAACGATTCGCCGTTCTGGAAGGTGTCGAAGTTCTTGAGCTTGCGGGGTAGACCCATGGTGCTATCCTCGATTCGGGTGATGGAGGCCTGCCGGCGGCGTGAGCCGCCGGTCAAGGTCAGGCGTTATTGGTAGTTGTGATCGCGGTCATCAGGTCCGCGATGTAGGTGTCGGTGAAGGTCTGCCGCAGCGTGAGGTCTTCCATCGGCGGCACCGGCGTGAAGTCGTAAGACAGTTTCAACTTGCCCACCTTCACATTGCTCTTGTCGTTAAGGCCGGGATCGAACCAGCAGCGCGCGCCAAGCAGGAAGCCTTCGCGCACCAGGCTGCGCAGTTTCGCGTTGATCGCCTCGATCAGGTCGCGCACCAGGCTCGCGTGCATCGGTTTGTCG